TGATGTGTAAAGAAAGAGGAATAAGAATGAAGATAGGAAAGATATACTACAATCAAGGTAGTATTTATTGGAGGAATGAAAATGATAAAACAAGAAAGTAATGTAGAGTTTAGGGTGATTATTGATGAAGAAATGCCACCCTTAGTAATAACGATGAATGATGATGACAAAGTGAAACTGGTTTTGAACCAAAAGTATTTGATTTGGCTTGCACTAAATAGAAAGACAATTGGTGGATTACCCGAAGCACTTTTTGGTAAGATAGACTTACTTCTAGATGGATATCTGAGAGAACAAAGAAGTGTAGAACTATTCGATAGTGAAGGTGACTTACAATGAGTGAAGATATAACAGAGAATATTAAGGAACTAACTGAAAAAATTAGAACCGCAGTAGAGTTTCCCTCACAAATGGTAACAGAATGTATGGAACATATTATGAAAATTGATGCTACGATTCAGCAGTTGGCTAAAGAATCAAGGCATTTAACTTTAGTAACATTATCTAGAATACAAATACTAATGACTGAGATGGGCGATACTGTTGAATCAATGGGAGAAGATTCAGATGAATGATATAGATAATGAAAGAAACTTGAAAAGAGGTAATAATTATCCTGCTTTAACATCAAGATTACTGAACTTATCTGTATCAGATGACTACGAGATTGCAAAGAAGGAATGGAGAATAACTGGTAAAGTTTGGAAGAAATCTCCTGTCGGTAGATATAGAGATATTATTCTAAATCATCCTAGTGGACATCCACATCATTGTCTTTGTGGCAAAGATATAGTCTATCACTTTGAGATAGAGAATACTGAAAACGGAGTTAAAGAAATAGTAGGTTCAACTTGCATTAACAACTGGATGGTTCTAAGGCATATGTCTGAGACCCTTAACATTCCAATGTCTGCTATCACGGAAGAAAAGATAGAACAATGGAAGAATATTGCAGTTCAAACTCTAATCAAAGAAGCATGGTGGGATGAAGAAGGTGAAGAGTTCACAAAGTTGTTTGATGAAATCAAAGACTTAGATTTGAGAATGAATGTAAAGAAGACTGCAAAGAAGTATTATGATAATGTCTTGAAGGAATATCGCCCTGTAACTTATCTTAGAAAAACAAGTTCAGGTAAGTTTGGTCGTGATGATTACAACATGGCTTCTATTGTTTGGAGATGGAATCACCCTGATAACAAGAAGGCACAGAGTAAGACTAGAGGTTATCCTAACCAAAAACTACTGAATGATATGGATTTGTTTTCAATATACATTGATGAATATCTAGAGAAAGCAGGTATCGAGGACAAGTATGTTGAAGATAGAAAGGCATTCCTAGAAAACTTAAACTTGGAAGTTAAGGATAAAATGAGTAAACTAAGAGAACATGACATCCGAGAACGTAAGTTCTTAGAAGCATGTCTTTACTTTGGTTTCCCTGCTTTCGATTCATATGAAGATGGTTCAAACCAATGGGAACGTTCATTTTTACACGATATGAAGCGTTTATTCATTCGCGGTGGTGAGCCATCTGAAAGACAAGCCGAAAGATTAAAGGAGATTTTACTTACAGGTAAGACTGCTAAGGCGACAGAGAAGCAAGTAGCGTTTTTGAAGTCATTAGGTTATCAAGAAGGAGATTCACTTACCAAGAAAGAAGCATCAGCGAAAATTGATGAATTGAAAACTAGTAATTGGAGGAATTAAAATGAGTAAGAAAAAGACAGAAGAAGAAGCAGTTGAAGTAACAGAAGAAGTAGTGGTGGAGCAAACACCCGTAAATACATTGCAAGAAGATTTCAATCGTCTTCTAGAATATGCTAAGAGTTTAGAAGGGATTATTCAGGCATTGAGACAGAAGATTGAAGTTTACGAGTCAATGCAGATACAACTCCTCGGTGATAAGAAAGAACTGAAAAGTTACATATTGTCGTTAGAGAACACGCTCAAGGAGCGAGACAATCAACAGAGTCTTGAACATAGTTGAACTGAAAAAAAAAGGAAGTAATAAAAATGAAATTGCGAATAATGAATGAAACAGGCCACACTGAACTAGAAGTATCTAGTGCAGAGATGATTGAACAGATAGCAGAACACCCAACTCATTGGGTCTATGTTAACGGTGACATGGTAAGCAGAGAAAACATAACCAACATAGATTGGTCAACTGTTGACAATGTTAACCTAGTACCTGCAATCGTCGGCGGTTGTTAAGTCTAAAATAAATAGTCGGATTAACAAGAAACCCCACTAGTTTTCTCTAGTGGGAGGTAACTACTATATGTTGTACTACACACCATAGTAGTCCTAGCATCGGGGCAGATGCCAAGAAGGTGAGAAGCCTTCTAAAATCACTTATAAGGAGAGATAAAATTGAAATTAGGAAATGATGTATTAGCAGAAGTCGTAGCGAATATGAAGTATGCTAAATGGTTAGAAGCAGAACAACGAAAAGAAACATGGGATGAGGTTTGTGATAGAAATCGAAACATGCATCTCAAACATATGAGGCAAACATTAGAGTTAGATTCAGAAACCTATTCTACTATTGCAACTAGGTTATATGATGTATATGATAACTTTGTTAAAACTCAAAAGATACTACCGTCAATGCGTTCAATGCAGTTTGGTGGTAAACCAATAGAAGTATCACCAAATAGAATATACAATTGTGCATACTTACCAATAGATAGCACTCTATCTTTTAGTGAGTCAATGTTCTTATTGTTAGGTGGAACAGGTGTTGGTTTCTCAGTACAGAAACATCACATTGACAAGTTACCTGTTATTAGAAAACCTACTACTGAAAGAACTTATAGATATAAAGTAGCAGACACAATTGAAGGTTGGGCTGAAGCGATTAGAGTTCTTTTTGATAGTTATACTGGTAAGAGAACTACAATGCCTAGATTCGACTATTCAGACATAAGACCTTTAGGTGCTAGACTCAAAACAACAGGTGGAAATGCACCCGGCCCTGAACCATTAAAGAAGTGTATTGTTATCATTCAAGGAATGCTTAACGAGATGGAAGAAGGTCATAAGATTAAACCAATTGAAGCACATGATATGATGTGTTATATTGCTGATACTGTATTAGCAGGTGGCATTCGTCGTTCTGCTTTAATCAGTTTATTTAGTGCTGATGATAGAGAGATGATTAATGCTAAAGCAGGTAACTTCGCAGCAGAAGGTAATGCTCAAAGATATAGAGCAAACAATTCAGCAGTTGTATTAAGACATAGAGTTACTGAAGACTTCTTCAAAGAACTAATGTCTAATGTTGCTAATAGTCATTCAGGAGAACCCGCAGTTTATCTGACTAATGACAAAGATTGGGGTACAAATCCTTGTGTAGAGATTGGATTACGCCCCTATCAATTCTGCAACTTGTGTGAAGTAAATGTATCTAATATTGAAAGTAAGGAAGACTTACTACAACGAGTAGAAGCAGCAACATTCTTGGGTACAATGCAAGCAACTTATACTGACTTCCACTATCTTAGAGAAGTTTGGAGAAGAAACACTGAGAAAGATGCTCTTATTGGAATAGGGATGACAGGTATTGCTAGTAATAAAGTAGATAATTCTTGGTATGCTGATGCTGCAAACTTAGTTAAGACAACTAATGCTACTTACGCTAAGATGCTTGGTATTAACAAAGCAGCAAGAACAACTTGTGTCAAACCCGCAGGAACTACTAGTTGTGTTTTAGGTACTTCTAGTGGTATTCATGCATGGTATGGTAAGTACTACATTAGGTCAGTTCGTGTAGGTAAGAATGAAGCAATCTATCCTTACTTACTAGATAAACTTCCTGATTTAATTGAAGATGAAATAGGTAAGGAAGATGAGAGTGCAGTGCTATCTATACCACAAACTATCCCATACGATTATGTGACAACAAGAGCAGATGAAACTGCTTTGGATATGTTAGAACGTGTGAAGTTTGTTTCTGAGAATTGGGTTAAAACTGGTTATCGTAAAGGTAACAATGGACACAATGTTTCAGCAACAGTTTATGTTAAACCAACAGAATGGGAACAAGTGATTGAGTGGTTGTGGGATAATAGACATTCATACAATGGTATGTCTTTCTTACCTTATGATGGTGGCGAGTATGACCAAGCCCCATTTCAGGAGATAGATGAAGAAAGATATAATGAAATGGTCAAACAACTACATCCAATAGATTTGACCGAAGTAATAGAATTGGAGGATACCACCAACCTTCAAGGCGAAATCGCTTGTGCAGGTGGAGCGTGTGAGATATAGATGCTAATTAAAGAGAAGGATTTCCGCACTTTTGAGTGGGTCATAAAAGAAAGTATAGTATATCCTAGAAGGAGATACTTTGACCAAACTTGGATGATGTATAAGCAGGGAAAGACTTCGTATAGAGCATTATATCACAACATGCGTTATCTTGTTAAAGGGGGGTTTAGTTCTTTCGAAACTATGGAAGAACTAGCCTCCCAAATAGAAAGAGATGCATGGTATCTTCATAATTATGGAGATGCTAAATATTGGGAAAATAATAAAAGGAATGATAAAAATGGTAAAAGTAAAAATAACAATCCCCTCAGTAGGGGACAATCAGAATAGTTTCATAACAAGTAGTTTTTTGTTTAGGTCTTCAAAGAAGGGTTTGTTTCCAAGAATATGGAGCATTAATCCTAGAACTAAACAATACTATACTAATAAGCAAACAATGAATACTTTTGGTGAATTACAGTTTCAGGTGTCTAGACCAACTCTCTCTAATCTTAGAGGAGAACAAGACCCTGTTCTAACAAACACCGCTTCATTGCTTACTAATATTCTATTGACTAAGGTTCAGAACACTAACTTTCTAAACACTATCACCTTTAGATATAAAGATGGTGAAAGTATCGTAGTGTATGGTCGTAAAGGAACTGGACACCATATTGATGGTGTTAAAATCAGTAAGAAAGATTTGGTAACTACTTTAGGGAAAATAATAATCAGAGCATCTTTTGTTCGTAGTGTTGACACTATGGATGACTATATTGACAGGGTTATTCATTTTCCTCCTAATGTTCTTCATGCTATTGAAAACAGGAGTAACTATTCGTTCTACAACGAGGGTAGGAAACAGGAAGTTCTAATCAATACTAGAGTTATTAGTGAGAATGAATGTGCTTTAGAGATTTCAGAAGGTGTTTGGGGTGCAATTACTTTGAGGGACTTGAACGTATTCATTAACACGTTTAGATTCAATCAGGCTAAGTCTAAAACTTGGTATAGAGCAACACCTGCTAAGTTATGGGAACTACTAATGGGAAACCCACCAACTTCATCTGAGGAGAAGTTGTGTATTGCATGGTTAATGCAAAACAGAAAGCAGAACATGGTTGAAGATAGAGCAACTAAGTTATTGTTCGATATGGATAATGAGTATCCAAATATCAGTTTAGTTCAATTCAGGAATCCATTGAACAAGGCTCTATTCGTTAGAGGTAAAGTTGCTGATTGGGTTGTTGTTGATGAAAGAAAGGGTATGAAACTTGGACATCAGAATGTAAATACATATATGATTGGTCGTAAAGGAGGTGGTAAATCTTGGAAGGGTCATTCACTTACTGGCCCAATTTGTATTGATAATATACATAAGAACTCAAGCATTGGCGACCAACTAACTGCTAGAGCATTAGCCTTAATGAATGATGTTAACTCTTCAAATAGTATCTATACTATTAGAGATTATGTCAAAGAAAGACTAGCATTAGACCCTAATGAGATTGAAACCGAATGCCGTTTAGATACAACACAGTTGAACTCTTGGACTCAAGAGAAAGAGGATAAATATAAGCAATGGAAAAAGGTGAATGCATGAAGTGTGTAGAGTGTGAATCAACCGATTCTACGTTTGATGATAGATTAGGTTATCACATATGTTCTGATTGTGGTCTTGTACTTAATGTCGAAATATTCGAAGAAACATCTAGTGCAACAGAATCAGATTCTAAATACGGAATAGGTAGTACAATACGATTTGGTGATGGAAGTAAAACGTCTTCAAAATATAACCTAAGACTTAACCACATTAAGACTGAGACAAAGAGTAAGTTTTGGACAGAAGGTGATATAGCAACACATAATACTTGTATGATGTTTTTATCTCCATATAAACCATACAAACTTTCTCTCAGAAGAGAAGTAGAACACTACTATCAGGAACTTCAACGTAATAGAGTACTGGTAGGTTTACCAACAGAAGTTAGGGCAGCAGGTTTAGCATACTTCATCTTAAAGGATGAAAGTATTTTTATCTCGCTCAAGTCTTTGCAGAAAACATCAGGAGTTCATAGAAGTAAGATAATGAGGGCTTCTAAAAAAATAGCCAAGTTCTATCGTAAGTCCCATATCTTTGGTGTTAGAGATGTACATGATGTAGTAACAGTATGTTTGGATAAGTCAGGAGCAGATATTAAAGATAGAAACCCTATCTTTGCTTTCGTTGATTATGTTTCTAATTACTATGAAACAGTCAATGTCAGGGTTGGTAATGGTGAAATTGCAGGAGCAGTTTACATTGCATGTAAGATGTTAGATTACCCTGTACTACAAAGAGAACTAGCGTCAACAGTTAACATCAGTGAAGTAACACTGAGAATACACATAAGAAAGATATGTGAATTAATACAGATAGAAAGAACTATCTTGAATAAATATAATGTAAATGAAATAATAGGAGGAATAAGAATATGAGAAAAGTAATGATAATAGGAGCAGGTGGAATTGGGAGTTATTTAGTTGACTTCTTATCTAGGATTGGTATCTATGATATAACGGTGTTTGATGATGATAAGTTAGAAGAGAAGAATCTGACATATCAAAACTTTATGCCTGATATGGTAGACCATACTAAGGTTAATGCTCTCAATAATAGATTGAAGGTTAACGGGTTGAAGCCTATAAACCCTCAACCGTATCAAGTATTAGTAGAGAAGCAATTGAAAGGTTATGACCTAGTAGTTTGTTGTGCTGATAACTTAGCAGTAAGACGTTTACTATATCGTCAAGGCTATGGTGATGATGCAAAGATAGACTGGTTAGACCTTAGAGCGCAAGGGCGTAATGCTGCATTGATTTCCTACAAGGTTAACGAGAATCTTGTTGATGATTTGTTAGCAGGTGCAGAAGGTTCTTTCTCTTGTCAAGGAGGAGAATGGGATGGTAGCCCTGAAGATGTTAACTGTATGCAAATCGCAATTGCAGGTATTGCAGTACAGTGGATTCAAAGATGGTGGCAATCCCCTGATTACGTTGCAGATAAGATGGTGATAAACGTATGAAATGTAGTTTATGTAATAGGGAAATTGAGCAAAGGAAAGACCACACTGGAAGAGTGTATTGGAGCGAAGGAAACAACGCCGCACCATACGAAGGTAGATGTTGTGATGTTTGCGACTGTCTCGTTGTTATCCCTACAAGATTGGGATTCGATACAGAACAAGCAGTTGGTTTCGGTAGATTTTTACTTAGAGAACGTCAAATTAAGTTTAAGTTAATTGAAGAAAATGAAGTAGTTACTCCTGAAATGGTTATGGAGGCTTTACAATCAGGATTAGGTGAAGAGGAATGAGAGCAAGTTCAAAAGTACATGTTGAATATGAAGTCTTGAAATATCTAATGGATAAGATTGACTTAACTGAATTAGAAGAGAAGATGTGTCCATCAGGCGATAAGACGGCTGAAAAGAGATTTTTAGATGGTGCTGATTCTGTTTCTTCTCTTGTTAACAATATGATTGTTAGGAGATTACACAGGTTGCCGAAGAAACATCCTGCATATAAGGAGAAATCAGAATGAGTAAGTTAGCACAGTTAGTAGGAGAGATAGAAGCAACACTTACACAAGAGAAGAAGACATACGATGATGGTATGGAAACTGATGATGTCGTAAAGGGTTGGATTGAAGCACTTGAGTATGTGCTAAGACAGATAGAGGGATTGTATTGAAATATATCTGCTTTACAATATTAGATAAAACTCTTTGTGGTAAAGAGAATGAATCTGTTCCTGAACATTTAGCAGACAGTAGAAGATTCTGCAATGATTGTGTTCAAGTTATGTGGAGAGAACAATATAGAAGAAGTGTATCTCTCCCTTTGCAAAAAGGAATTGACATTAAGAAAGTAGAAAAAGAAATGAAAGAAGTAGAGGTAACAGTTGAAGAACCTCGATTAGTCACACCAAGACGAATCAAAAGTCTTCGACATTATTTGAAGGTGTAAAAATGAGTGACGAAGAGAATATAGAAGATATAGATGAAGAGATGATTGATGAAGTTATGAATGTAATTTCAACAGATGGTTATTATCAACAAGCAGAGATAGTCAAAGTAACATGTCCTGTTTGTGGTGAAGAGTTCTTAGGAACAAAAAGACATGCAGGAGCGTTCATTGCAGGTCATCGTGAATATCATGAGTTTATCAACAGTCAAGATATGATTATAGATAATATGGGTGGTATCTGAATGGGAAAGATGGGAAGAAAGTTTCAAGAAATGAGAGATTCTTATGAACAAGCATTACTTGATGGAACAATAAATGAAAGTCTAACGTTTTCTGATTGGATTCAATTAGAGAAAGCGTCAGCAAAAATAAAAAAAGAGGAGGAATAAAAGTGAAAGAAGAAGAAATAAAGAATGAAGAAGCAATGAAGGAGTTTGATTGGAAACAACACATCAGAGATGTGCATAATGATATGGCTGAAGATATACAATATCTTTACCCAAACAATTCAACAGAAGCCTTCCTAACTGCAATATGGAAAATGTCAATAGACGTATTAGAAGGAATGGAAATACAGGTTATTGTAGATAACAAAGATGATTTGTACATTAGTAGTGGTACACCTGCCTTTGTATCCTTTGAAGGACATGAAGATGAATTAGTAAATGGTAAACCTATGCAAATACCTATCAAGTCTTGGATACACACACATCCTTTCGGTCATGCTTACTTTAGCAGTACAGATTGGAAAACAATTAACACATGGAAACCTATACTAAAGTCTGCTATTGTACTTGGTGACAGTCAGTATTTAGCATATGACCCTGAAACCATACTAGCAAAGAAAGTTTTCTATGGTCTACTGGCAGAAGATAAATCTAAGGGGGAAGAGGAATGAGATTGATTAGTTTAGTAACTAATTCAGGTGTCACTACTCTAAAGGTAGATGATATTAGTGGGTATTGTATTAATGAAGAAGCACAAGGTATGTTGAAGAAAAACACATACGTTACTGATATTCATATGATTAGTGGTACTATATTCACTAGTAAGATGACTGAGGCACAACTTCATGCGTTTGAAGATGTGATGCACGAAAGAAGGAAGGCGAAAGAAGATGAGTGAAGTAGAAGAGATAGTAATAGGAAAGTTAAGGCAACGAGCCGAAGTAGGTAAAAGAAAGTATAATACTACTATGGAAAGAAAAGACTTGACTCGTAAAGCATGGTTAATACATGCTCAAGAGGAATGTCTAGACCTAGCAGTTTATCTACAAAAATGTATAATATTGGAGGAAGAAGAAGCCCCCGTTGATTTCTATTGGTCTAAGTTTGAAAGATACAAGGAGATTATAGGTGAGTTTGATGAGTTCATGTGTAATAATGAAGTAGATGAAACCGTACACAGTACATGGAATAAACTGTTTATTAAATATCCAGTAGTACGCCGAATGCCAAAAAAGGAGGAAGAATAAATGAATAAAAATAAGAAGATGATAGAAGAAGCAAATGACCTTGCAAAAGGTGTTAAGATGTTAGTGAAAGAAAATAAGGAGTTAACAGACCTTGTTTGTTACATGAGGAAGATGTTAGATGATTGTGTAATTAGTAAGAATGGGATTACTGAATCAATTGATTGGAGTTCTAAGAAACTAGAGAAAGCATTTAACATTATGATGGAAGTTGAGCATGAAAAGGATATGATAAAGGAAGCAAAGCGTCAAGAAAAGACTGATAACCTACATGTTGAAGGGATAATTGCATTCAATGACAGTCCCGCACCTACCATTGATGACTTTTATGGAGATGAAGAAATATGAGTGATAAGACATTAACTATGGAAAATAGCAGACAAACAACACTAGCAGAATATGGTTTTGTATTCCTGATTCTAACAACTTTGTTAGCAGGTTGTACAATCCCAACTCCTGATGAAGTGTTCGATGAAGAAACACAAGCACCAAAAGAATGGAGTACAGTTAATGGTACTTTCACATTCTTGATAGATGATGCAAATAACTCTACGCAAGAAACTGTATGGTTAGATGTTAATACTACTTATGGATTAATTGAATTAGATTATTTCCATTATAATGTAACACATCTTAGTTTTGACATTGTAAACAATTCTGTTAGGTTCAATAACTATTCCTTCAATATAGATGGTCATTTAGAACAAGATGGTTTAATTTGGAATAGTGGTTATGCACCTCAGTTTGGTAATGCAACACTTATGTTTGCTACATTCCCCTTTGATGTAACAGTCGAATACGAAGTTAAATATCGTGTATGGAATGGTAGAGAATGAAGAAAGAAGCAATAACTGTTCAATTTCCTGCTCCGCTTCCTGCGGATATAACTTGTCCTATTTGTGAAGGCAATAAGTGCAAGGTTTGTGAAATGAGTGGTAAAATAAAACTAGTAGTTGATGCTAAAGTCCCGATACAAAAAGCATTGATAGTAAAGTATGTCGCTAACAATATTAACTCAATAAGTTCAGATTTATCTAAGAACTATGGTTTAGTTCCTGAGATAGAAACAATGGAAGTTTTCGAACATCCTGAGAAGAGAACTTATGAGATAATTAAGATTAGTAGTCTAGGGGGCGTGGTCTATATCGCCACAAGAGTTGATGATGTTGAAGCAATAAGAACGTTCACATCTCTAAAAGATTTGAATAGATTTAAGGAAGGTTGGTACGAATGAGTAAAGAATTAGAAACGGTATTAAGAATACCAAGAAATGCAACAATGGAAATGATAGTGAAGAAAGGGCAATATTACAAAATAGATGTAGTAGATGTTAGATGGTATAGCAATGGTAAACCATCTAGAAAGGGAATCCGAATGAATATGGATGAACTTGATATTCTACTGAAAGGATTGTCTAAGATTAATGCAAATTATAAGGTGAACTCTGATGAGTCTAATTAGATTTGCAAGAATGTGTGAAGCAATAGAAGCCCAAGATAGAACAACAGAAAAGATTAGAGTATTAGATGAATCTCTTAGTTCATTTTCTAATCCTACTGTTGTTTTAGATATATTATCTCTTAACTTAGAACCTAATAATATTGGTAATAAGAGAGCGATAACATGGGTTGCTAATTCATTAGAGATGTTTGAGGATGAAGTCAAAACTCAAATAGATATGTGGAATGATTTAGGTGAAGGCATATTTATGTTTCTTGATGGTGAATGGAATAGTGATTCTAATTACACTATTAGAAATCTATATTCCTTTCTAACATTAGATTGTTCATCAATCAATAGTGATTCATATAGCATTATCAAAGAGGCAATGAATGAAATGTCTGCTTTAGAAGTTAAATGGTTTCTTCGCTATTGGTTAAGACATCCAAGAAACGGAATAGGTGAAAAAGCATTAACTCAACTATTGAAGCGTAGGTTTTCATCAGAATATAGAGATAGTTACATTAAGGTACATTCTCCTGCTGAAATATTTAGGTATTTATCTAATGGTGAAACACCACCAGTACATTCAGGTGTAGGTAAGTTCGTACAATGTTCTCTTGCAAAAAAGTTTCAACAACCATATAAGTTGCCTGTTGAGTTTCTAATTGATTACAAGTATGATGGTAATAGATATCAGATTCATAGAGATAGGGACAGTGTTATTATTTTCAATAGAAAGGGTAAGGTTGTAACTAGGCAATATCCTGATATCGTAGAATTAGTTAAAACATTTAATGCTACTACTTTTATTTTAGATACAGAGATTTACCCTGTTATATCTAGGGGAAAGACAGAACCTTCTGAACATAAGAACCTAGCAACTAGAGTTCATTCTAAAGATATTGAGAGTGCGGTTGAGAAGTGTCCTGTTCATCTTGTGATTTTTGACATCTTATATTATATGGGTCATAGTCTAATAGAACAAAAGTACAAAGAACGTTTAATTCATATGCCTGATTTTCCCTCTGTAAACAGAGCAATATCTTTTACAGATAGGGATATAGAAAGAGCATACAATATGGCTATCAATGATGGCTTTGAAGGTATTATGATTAAAGACTTAAACTCTACTTATCAAGCGGGAAGAAGAACTAGTGCTATGGTAAAACATAAACCACCTAGAATTGATTTAGATGTTGTAATTACTAGTGCCAAATACGGTGAAGGTAAAAGAGGTAATGTATTCGGTACATTTGGTGTATCAGTTAAGGATGACTCTACATCTACTGGATTTACCCCAATAGGTTCTGTTGGTAGTGGTTTATCTGAAGGTGATTTAGTTTATCTAACAACTGAACTCAAGAAAATAGTAGAGAAGTTTTCTAGTGATGTGTTCCATGTGCTACCTAGAATTGTTCTAGAGGTTACTTGTGATTTAATATCTAGAGATGCTGATGGTAACTATGGTCTTAGATTTCCAAGAGTTATTAGAATTAGAAATGACAAGTTCGCTAAAGAATGTAATTCTATTTTAGATGTGCAAATGATGGCTTAGGGTAAATACTTATGTACCTACTTGTATAGGGTCAATAGTGTGGAATACGGCCTCAGTAGTCGGTTTGAATAAGGATGTTATTTCAGGGGTATGTGCTATTTTAGCAAAACCTGTTGTAGTTATTAATAGAGATAGCAACCATGATTTAGGATACAAGGTTAAATTATCAATAGTGCTTAGAGGTGATATGCATTTGTTGACTAAAGTTCAGCGTGTATTTATGCAGAATGGTATTTATTGTACTATCAAAGACGTTGAATCCAAAGTCAGACCAAGACCTATTCTGAGGATAGGAAGGTTGGAACATATTAGAAACTTCCAATCTACCTATCTTCAAAATGCTCTAGATGATGATAATGCTCTTTACATTGGCGACGAAAACAGTAAAGAATCTTGGATTAGATTCCTAACAATACTTGCTATTGTTGAGGGTAAAAAACATCTTACTGCTGATGGACTTGACGAAATAATGAAATTAAAAGGGGTATTATAATGCTCTGCCCTAGATGCAATAATACTGAAATAAAGGAGGGCAGAAGCCTATGTTCTCTTTGTGCCATTGAAATGGTTAAACTATCTATAACAAAAGAAACTTCTACAAGTATGTCTGATTATGAAATAGTCAAACACCATACTATTAGAATGTTGATGGATGGTTGTAGAGAGTGCGGTAACAAAGACTTCGGTTTTGATGTCGGAGTTAAAGAAGAAAATGAATTAAAATGGTATGTAGCACACATACACTGTGGAAATTGCCACATTAATTATAAAGAAATAATGGAAGTGAGAATGAATGAGTTTAATAAAAACTGCGAACCAACACATGAAAAATAAACCAATGATAGTAGTCGGTAATACAAAACTAGACAAGATGGAAAAGGCGTTGTCCTTTGTATCAGATAATCCAATTGTAATGTATGCAAATGAATATGATATTATTGATAATTATAGTATCCCATCAGAAAGGGGTATTATTATTGATGAAGCCCACTACAAACCTAACGTTGATTTAATTAAGAAAACTATGTTAGAATATAGAGGACAAGTAGTATTACTTTCTGATAATCAGAAGTCTGTACCAAAGGCATTGTTTTCATTGTGTAACTTAAAAAGAGCAGGAAAGAAGATAGAACTAGGAATTAAATCTCCTAGAGCAGATGAATCTAAAGAATATGATATAGATATGTATCCAATGATTCGTGAGTATCTAAAAAACCCTGATAGAGACGAAGTAGCATCTATGCTGAAACTGTCTCAACCTAGCGATACTCATTTCTTATCTTGGCTAGTTCCTAATCTACATCCTAACAGACTATCATTTGTTGATTTCTCTGTTAAAAGAAGGTGGCCTAATTCATACTTCTATGAATTATTAGCATACGCACATGATGGTAGATTGAATCGTAAAATGCAAATGCCTAAGCGTGGTAGTTATTCTAAATTACCTAGTATATCTAAACGATTAGGACTTAAACCTCATGAATCATATCTACTACATGACTTACTTAAAGATGTAAAGTTTGCAGAATATGCTAAAACTAAACTTAACAATGGTGAATGTAGATTACTAGGTTTAGGAGAAAAGAAAAGAAAAAAGAAAACAGATTTAATAATCCCACAACAAGGATTAGGAGAGTGGTTTTAATGGATAAAGTATGTTTATCCTGTTTATACGTTTTACCTCACGTTAGAACAAAAAGAGGTAACTTAGTCTGCAAAAGATGTGGACATCCTACAAAGGAGGAAAAAATATGAATAAGAAAAATATGAATGTAAGAAATGCAAAAAAGAACGAACTGTATATGAACAGAAAATGGCTTGAAGGACAATATGTACACAACAACAGGTCAGCAAAACAAATTAGTGATATGTTTAATGTATCTCTCTATGAGATAATTAAGTATATTGAGATGTTTAATTTAGAAGAGAACCCTAACAAAGAAGAAAGACAATTCAGAAAATTGGTTAAAGGGAAACAACAAGCAAAGCCTTCAAGTAAAAAGGTTAAGAAAGTTAAGAAAGTTAAAAAGGTTAAGAAAGTTAAGAAAGTTGACAACTTCAAGGTTAGGCCAAAGTCAAATAAGTATAAGTCAAAAACTTGGTTAAAGACTGCTTTCTTTGATGAAGGAATGTCAATAACAGAAATGGGAGTTCTTTGTGGTGTTAATGAAGGAGTTATTCGTTATTGGTTAAAGAAATATGGATTAACAAGACAGGCTAGAGATGCATATAGAACAAAGAAACAAGACGCAAAATATCTTGGAGTAACACAACACCAAGTATCTACAAAAATGGGGCATTATGTACAAGTTAATCCTTATACTAATGTAACACAACCAAGAAAGGCATATAGTACTATTAGGAACTATGAAACAGGATTGTATGATGTTGTAGGTGTAATAGAACATGAACACGGATACCATTCATTAGAGCATGGTATGTTCTTAGAACTTTCAAAGGAAGACGCATCAGAACTGGCTATGAATATGAATAAGTCATTGGGGCTTAGAGATTCAGAAGCAAATACAATTATTCTATCTTCATTAGGTTGGGATAAAACGGTGAGACAATGAGTGAATTATGGACTGAAAAATATAGACCAAGTAAACTAAGTGAAATAGTAGGACAACTAAGTTTTGTATTAGATGCAGAACATTGGGTAACATCAGGTAACATGCCTAATGTATTGTTCTACGGTGTAGCAGGTACAGGTAAAACTGCTGCATCCGTTGCGTTAGTTAATGAGTTACTAGGTGATAACAAGCATGGTAATTTCTTTGAGATTAATGCTTCTGATGATAGGAAACTAGAAACTGTCAGAACCAAGATTAAAGAAATTGCTTCTACCAAAGTTATAGGTGATGCTCCTTTCAAGATTATACTTCTTGATGAGATGGATGGTATGACGAGAGATGCACAAAATGCTTTGAAGAGAGTCATGGAAAGGTATGCTGATAATTGTAGATTTATTATTACATGTAATGAGAGACACAAGATTATTCATCCCTTGCAATCTAGGTGTGCAAACTACCAATTCAAGAGAGTTAATCCTGACAGTATGTTAGATATTTTCACTAAAATCCTATCAGAAGAAGGTGTAAAACAGTATTCTGAGGATGAGTTAAAAAGGTTTATTACCTATTTGCAGGGTGATTTAAGACGAGGGATTAACGAATTACAGGCATCCTCATCTAGCAATCGAAGCCTAGAAAACCAAATAGATAGAAGTTTAGAACCATACTCTAAAATAATGAAAATGATAAATGAAAATGACTATGATAATGCTTTAGAGAAGGTGCATAAATTGATTTACGATTCTACTGATATGAAGACTATCTGCATTAATTTGCACGATATTATATTAAAGATGGATTCTTCGCAACAATCCAAGTTCAAGATGCTCCGTGTAGTTGGGGAGGCTGAGTGGAGAAGTAGTAATATGACTCCTAAAGTGTTAGCATCTTGGATGATAGGACAGATGATTTGATGGAAGGAGTAGCAATTTTACTAGGGTTTATTGTATTGAGATTTCTAATGAGAATAGATAAACGAGGTAGAAGGAGATGGTAATGATGAGTAAATTAGATATTAACGAAGATGGTGTAGTGGATTTGAAAGATGTAGAACATCTACTACTACGCTACGAAATAATAGCGTTAGGTGGTGCGTTGCTGATAGTACTACCAATATTAAACACGCTAGATTATATCAGCGTAGATTCCAATTTCTTTTGGATATTATGTGGCTTAGTCATGTTGACAGAAGGATTAGTGGAAATAAAACACGAAAGAAAAAAAATGAATACCGTAAAGGAGGAAAAAATAAATGAATGAAAATGAAATAAAAGAAATGATAGGAAAGACGGCATCTGCCATCGGGTTAACCGAAGCAGAAGCACTAGCGAGGTTTGATGATATATGTCAGAAGAACAACGTTAGTGTCCAAGAAGAAGGCATACTATGTCTAAATCTTTGGAAAGAGTTCTACAATAGTGCGTTAAGAGCGCAAAAGAACACTGGCAATGGCGGAAACACTACTTCAACAAGTGGTGGCGGATTTTACAAACAAGCGTTTGGTTTCTTTGCATCACTAGATGAAGCAAGAGATATGTTAGCAAGAAAGAATGAAGCAGTAGTTGCTGATTACAGAAGAGATAAAGATACTTCTTTCTCTACTGGTCAAGTAGCAGTATTTACAGAAGTTGATGGTAAGTATGAAGGTAGAATGATGAGAGATGGTGAAGAGTTAGTTAAGATGATGGATAAATTACCTGCTAACCACACTGATATGGATGATGGTACATACATCACTCCTCTCGATACTAATGATGCAGAATGGAACAAAGCAAGATATGGTAAACCACTACCTATGTCAGAATGGAGACGCTCAGGTGTTTTCATTGGTGAAGTTGATGGTAAGTTTGGTAAGTTCTTCTTTAATTACAAAGGAGAATCATCTAAGGATTTTTGTCCCAACACTTTTGAGTTTGTACACTTCGATTGTATTCTTAACTCGAATGATGGTACTAAGATACATGGTGGTAAAGCAAGAACTCTAGAGTCTCTTGTTACAAACAGTTCTCTTGTTGATGATGATTCCCGTAAGGAAGATACATCTGATATTAACATGCAGGATGCGTTGATGGAATATAGTGAAGCAAACTTCTGTCCTATTGTTGACTTGAGCCAAGCACACAGTATGCTTATGGATAAAGCCTACAATGATAGGTTTGTATTTACTGATGGTGATGTTACTACTGTTAACATGAATCAGACAAAGAATGGTAACAGATACTTTGTTCTAGCAGACTTCAACTCGGAGTTCTCTCTAGATGATGATAACTTAACATGTTGGACACCACCACATATTAACATAGACTTTGGTATTGGGTCAAAGGTTGTTGTTGTAGGTAGGACTTCACAAGGTACTGATGAAGACGGTAACTTAAGACCAATTTCATTGAATGTCAATGGAATACTTGTAACAAAGGCTAGAGGCGGTAGTCCTGAAGAGATAACTCATATTGAGGATGACTCAGATGGGTTTGATGATGACTGGATGCCAGTCTGATTACATCTTGTGTAACCATACACTTATTGTTGGTCATAGGGGTGCAATGCCCCTAAAATAACTTAAGAGTTGATAAAATGAATAAAGGATACTATAATGAATATAATATAACTTCGTATGCTGATGATGATGACATAATTCATGGTCAATCATACGCAATAAGGGTTAGTAACATTGATTTTGTTACTTGGAAACCCAATAACGAACTAAAAAATGAGATTTGGATGAAATTACATACTAAATCCGGTAAAGAAATAAGAGTAAAAGTAGATAGAGAAGGATTGAATGAAATATTAGCCACAGTTGGTAATGATTTAGTTCAATTTGAAGATAATAAAAGGAATAGGAATGAATATGAGTTGGAACAAAGGAAAAAGTACAGGTACTAAAACGTTTGAAGAAAGAAAGAAAGAAAGACTTGAGAAAATCAAGTATAAAGCAAAAGTAGCAGAATCCTACATGTGTTTAGGTATTTGGGGCGAACCAAAATCTGCTAAATCTGCAATATCATTAGATATTTTGTCTGAAGAAGATATTAAAAACGACATGAAAGTGTATGTTTTTGATTTCGACAATAGGGCTATTGATGTTAAAAGAAACCACTACAATAACATAGATAATATCGTTGTTGATAATCCAATTGAAAGAAAGGATGATAGTTTAGTTGATTTTGATGCTACAATGATGAATGCTAGAACTTTTTATGAAATGGCTATGGAATGTTTAGAAGAAGGTAAACTAAAAGCAGTAATAGTTGATGGAGCAGATAAACTTCTAACAGATGTTTGCGAAACTAAGATGCGTGAGAAGCATGGCATGGATGCTGATACTGTTATCAAGCAACCTCCGTATGTTTGGGGTGATAGAAACACACCTTACAAGAACTTCTTACATAAGCAGATACTAGAGATGCCTTGTCATCGAATAGTGATTGCACATTCTAAAGATAAGTATGCAGGTAATCCTAACCCTATTGGTGTTGAGGCTAACTGGCATGACTCAACAGAAGATATCTTTACTGCTACAATTCGTATGCAGAGAGACTTAAGAAAAGGTGGAGCAGAATATACTGCATTGTTCGAAGCAAGTGCAAGAAAGCCTGAACTTATTGGAACAAGAAGAAAGGTTCTATCAATTAAAGATGGTACTATTGATTGGACTGGTGTTGCTGAAATTAAAACAGGCGAACTTTAAGAGGTAATAATATGACAATAACAATAACAATAGAAACAGATGATTTCAGAGAGTTAATAGAAAGCGTTGCTCTGAAAGGGAAATACAATCATGGCGACAGTAGTAAGAATGGTCAACTGAGTAATTATGCTTGGTTAGTTAGTGATGGTGAGCATCTTAATGCCTACAATGCAGATACTACTACTATTTGTGCTTCTAGAGTAGCCAATGAAGGTATTGCTACTGCTTCTTGGATAGTTGATATAGAGAAGACAGTAAAATACCTCAAAGCGTTTAGTGATGAGATAACATTAACTGTTAGTGATTACCTAACTATTAGTAGTGATTCTGCTAATGCTAAAGTACCACTAGTTTCAGAACATCCACACAATGATTACATTGGTAGGATTGTAACGTTTACTAAAGATATGAGAAGTGATAATCCTTCGTGGGGTGAAGGCTTCCCTATCTTTGGTAAGACACAGTTTGAAGCAGAGATAGTAATATCAGAAGATGAAATTAAAAGAGCAAGTTCTGCATGTGATGTAGTTAATATTGCTAGATATAAGTTCAACTTTGATGATGAAGTATTAACAATGTCGAGTACTAAAACAATGAACGAGACTATTGATACTAACGTAGAGTACACTATTGCAGAAGGCGATAGTGCTACTGTTGAGTTTAATGGACAGTTTGCAAAGTTCTTGAATGGTGCAGTTAGACTGTACCTCAAGGATGATGCTCCTGTTCTTTTCGTAACAACAAACAGACTACTGTTGAAAGCACCTTACCTTAACAGGTGATTATATGGATGAAAGAATAAAGTTATTTTGGCTTCAAACTAATGGAACTGGAATGTTAGACCATAACGATTTTAATTTAGAAGAGGAATAAAAATGATAATATGTAAAACAGAAAATGGAATAGGATTAAGGTGGAGAGAAGGAGATGAGATACAAAGTAAGATTGTGTCTCACTCCGACTTTCAACCTTACATGTATGTACTTAGCGACCTTATTCCTGTCGGAGCGACTGATTTTAGTTTTAAGTGTAAAGACACTCATGGTTCTTTTAACATCAAAGTAAACTTTACCCCAAGTGGTGGTGAAGTTAGCCTTGAAAAAAGACCATTACATAAAGTAACTTGGACACCTAATAATCCTAAATATTCTAAAGATGTTAGGATTGCTTTAGAGGCTAATAACATTAAAACGTTTGAAGCAGATGTACCTTATCATTACAGATATGCAGTTGATGAAATAAAAGAAATACCTGAGCAAAACTTGCGTAGATGGTATTGGGATATGGAATGGCAACAAGGTGGTAGGTATGATGAGTATATTACTTGTATTGTCATCTATGATAATTATGATGATGAATATCATGTCTTCGCTTGGTATCCTGAAGAGGGTAAAAATATAGTATTGAAAGACAATGATAATTTTATCCTACATAGATATAATAGTGAACACAATATGCTTACAGGTTTCTTAGCATTCGCTATGGATAAAGAACCTGATATGCTTATCTCTTGGTTCGGATGGAAGTTCGATATACCAAAGTTGTTTACTAGAATGGTTCATCATAATATTGACCCAAGACTACTATCACCTTTTGATGAGATAACTGGTATTGGTTGGAAAAGAAATAAGCCTACTATTTGGAAGTCTAGAGTAGAAGGTTACTCTCCTGTAACTCAACCAATCAAGGGAATGATTACAGTAGCATTAGATTTGATTTTTGAAAGACAATGGAATGATGCTCAACGTGGAACATTACCTTCTCTTTCATTAGATTACGTTTCTGAGAATGTACTTGGTGATGTCAAATTAGTTAGCGAAAAGTTTCCTGACAAGAATGAGTTTTTCAGAAGAGCATGGTTAGAAGATGCAGATACATATCTTGAATATGCTTTCAAGGATGTAGAGTTAATCAAAAGAATTGATGAAGAAAACCACTGTATTGATGCAGTTCTTTCTTTACAGAGACTTTTGAAAGCACCGTTTGATGCATGTTTCTATGCTAGTAACATGGGTGGTATATATTTCATGCGTAATGCTTGGTGGAAAGCCCCTACTGGAGAGAAAGGTGAACGTAAGGAGTATGAGGGGGCAATGATATACAATCCCCTCAGTGAAGGTACAAATGGCCTTCATCGGAACGTTGCTGCTTTTGATTTTGCAGGGCTATATCCTTCAATGATAATTTCACGGAATATATCTTGGGAAACTATTTCGGAAGAACCAACAGACTTTGCAGTTAACTTAGCAATACCTAGAGATTTTAGTGAAGTCAAAAGAGAAGAGATGATGTATTTCAAAACAGATGAGTTAGGTTTACTACCTAAAGCAGTACTTGACTTGAAAGAGTTAAGAGACGAATATAAAAAGAAGATGAAACAGGCAACATCCAAAGATGAATATGCCAAGTGGAATAACAATCAGTTAGCAGTAAAACGGCTTTCTGCGTCTTTCTACGGGATAATTGCGTATCAAGGATTTGGTTGGGCTAATGTTGATTTGGCTGCTAGTATAACTGCTAGTGCTAGAGAAGCAATAAGGGCTGCCGCGTTTAAAGTGAGGGATATGAATGCCAATTAAAACCGCAAAGATAGATGTAGAACAACTACAAGAAGAAGTTGAAGAAATAAATAGAAAGATGATAGAAGAGTTTGCTCCATCTAGAACCGAAAAAATGATAATGAAAGCATATGTTTTACTTGATGATGTTTATGTTATTCTAAAGTATCTTGCAGTAGGTGTATTCTTCTATGGTTTAATATCTCTATTGCAGGATGTGAATATAATATGAAAGTAGTTTATGGACATACAGATTCTATCTACGTTAAGATGGAAGATGATAGTGTTGAGAAAGCACAACTAGTATTAGATGAGTTGAACGAACACGTTAGAGAAATATTTCCTAATGTTCTAGGTTTAGACGAACATCCTGTAACTCTTGAGTTTGAGAAGTTCTTCAAGACTCTAGGTGTAGGATGTAAGAAAAACAGAAACGCAGGGTTAATCTCATGGAAAGATGGTGAGTACCTAGATGATTTGGAGTTTACTATGACTGGTTTTACTGCAAAGAGAGTGGCAATAACTCCTCTAGCAAAGAAGATTCAGTTAGAAGTTTTAGATAGATGGGTAAAGGAAGAAACAGAAGAAGAGATAACTAACTACTTACACAATGAATACTATAATGTTGTCAATGGTAATATTGATATCTCAATGTTAGCACAACGTAGTAGATTTAGAGAAGAAAGATTCTTAGTGAAATGTAAGACTTGTATAAGAAACTTCAACAAACATACGAAGTATCATTTACATGAACTTGCTAATATTACAATAGGGAAAAAATACCCTTGTTGTAATAAACCTGAGTTCATAACTTTGAAAGGAAAAAGACCAACAATAGGTTCAGGCATTGAAGGTGTGTTATATCATAACACAAAGAATCCTGATAACATGATTGATGATTCATATCTGTATCTAAGAATTAGAGACATACATGATACTTACTTTCATCCGTTAAACAGGAATGATGTCATACCTAACTATGTTTCTGCAATGACTCAAAAGGATTTACTTGAGTACACTCCTGATTACAACCATTATGCTAGTTCTATAATTAGCAAAGCAGAGCCTATTTACGAAGCAATGGGTTGGGATATATCACAAATCTACCGTGATAGGAAACAAAGCAGTATGGAGGATTGGTTTTGAAAAGCAGATTGTATAGAGGTTTATCTTGGTCGAACAAACGTCGAGTAGACAGGCTAGTTGCATTATACAATAAATACTTTAACAAGGAAAAGATAGAAGAAACAGAAGAAGTAGTTGAGTTAACAGAAGACTTTGTAGCAAAGACTGTTTTATTCAATGAGCCAAAATATGTAATAGGGTATTCTGTTTATGTAGAAAAGGGAATGCCTAAAATGAATGTAATAGAAAAACCTCCACCTAAACATGGTAGAGATTGTAAATGTAATAAATGCATAATAGCAAATGTAGAAGAAGTAGAAAAAATAATTAAAAAGAGGAATAAAAATGAGTAGACCCGCAAGTAACACAAAAGAATACACATATCAATGGAATGCAGAAACATATGGAGATGATAGTCTTCCAATATTGAAGATAAGTAAATCTTCATTTGGTTCATTTCAATGGTGTCCTAAGAAGTATCAGTTCAATTATATTGAACAAAAACCACAAGACACAACAGAAGCAATGTACAAAGGAACTATTGCACACAATGCAAGAGAAGCATTCTTTGATGAGTTTGATATTTCCAAAGCAGAAAATATGACCCATGAAGAATTAACTAATTATTGTTATACTTTATTTCCATTAGATGAAATGAGTCCAATGTATGAAACAATAGCAACATACGAAGCAAAGAGATTCATGGATTCTAAGGAAGAAGGAACATTAGATAACTTTCTACCTGTAATTAATGAAGAAACTATTGACGCAAAGATTACAATAAGAAGAGAAGACTATCCTTCCATTAGACTAGAAAGAGATTATGTTGTTCACCTTCAAGGTATTATTGATAGAATGTTTCAGGAAGGAGAATCATATATTCCAATGGAACTTAAAACAGGTGCATGGAAAGAATACAAGAAAACTATGATGAGAAAGGAAATGGCTTTCTATAAACTTCTTTTTGAGAACTGTCCTGATGAGAGAATAGATGAACTAGGATTAACTAGAGATAATGCAATTACTCATTGGGCTTGGTATTATCCTGCTTCTAATCATATGTATGTAGAAGAGGCTAAGAAGTCTAGTGAAACCGCAGTATTGAAGGGGATTGCTAATTTGATTCATGCTTACGAAAGAAACATATTTCCCACTAAATATAGTGCTAGAACATGTCCAACATGTAGTTACTATTCAATATGCGATACTGCTAGTGAAGATGGGTGGTTATAATGAAATGGGTTATTCGTATAATATATTTCATAGGCACAGTATCTACTATGGTTAAAAGGTGGAGAAAATGAAGTGGAAAGAATACTTTAGAAGAAAAAAAGAATATAGAGAGAGGAATAAAAAATGAATTGGAAGGATATAATAAAAGACAAAGAAGGGGAAGAAAATATGTGGGAAAAATGGATGTCTAATGACGGACAAGCCACAGGCAAAGCCCACATAACAAGATATAACGACAAGCCTATGTGGATGATAGATGAGTTCGGTATAGAAAATACTGGTATGGGAGAAGGTCAAAAATATTTAGAAGATTTTTTAGAACACTTAGAATCTCTTTTTCTAACAGGAGACATGGCATTAGTAGGCTCTATGGCTAGTAAAGCAGTTTCGTTTTGGGAAAGAATGGAAGCAGAAGGTTTAGTGATAGTATGAAAGATAAAGTAAAACAAATACTAAGTTCTAGAGAATGGACTTTTGCTGATTTAACTAATATGAATCAGTTAGTGAAAGACTTTTCAGAAGAAATATATACTCAGTTAGATGCTAAGGAAAAATTAACTATTGTATGGGAAGAAGAGATATTTCAAAAAACAATTCGATTTGGAAGTTTCTTTCAGAACCTAGTAATAGAACAAATACAATTAGAAGTAGCAAGCATACTTCAAGAACAACTACTGAATGCAAATGTAAACTTTGGTAATAATAAAAATGAGGAGGATGAAACAAATGAGGTTTCCGAGAGTAGTGTGGGCGGGGAGTCATCTCCCGAACGCTCCGCAGATGAGAAGAAGAGTAGTAAAAACAAAAAGTGAATATATTGATTGGTTTAACCAATACAATGGTAAAATGAATTGTTATACTACTGTATATGATTTTGAAGATATTAATGACAATACTCAGATTGATTCTTCTGTTATTCTTGACAGAATGTTTCTAGATTTTGATGCTCACGATAAACCACTAGAATTAGCACACCAAGACTTTGTATCAGTTGCTAAAAGGCTAGAAGAACAAGACATCTTGTTCAGAAGTTATTTCAGTGGTAAGGGTTTCCATATCATTGCCAAAGGAGAACGAGTCACTGATATTAGAAGCATTCAACAGTATTATTCCGAATTGGCTAAAGATTATCCTACACTTGATAGGACTGGTATTCAGATAACTAGATTGCGTAGAATACCTAACTCTATGAATCTAAGTAGTACTTACGGTGATGATAAATCTTACTTCTGTATTCCTGTTAATTACAAGTTAGAAGATTTAGGTTTGATACTTGAAACTGCAAAGACCATGACTCCTATTGATATAGAATATGGTTCAAAGAAGATAGTATTCCCATCTGTTAAACCAATAGAAGTATCAGACATAGAAGTTGAAATGCCTAAGCCTATTGGTAAAATACCAATACTACCTTGTTTGAATAATGCTATTATGGTTGAGAACCCTAGTCATTATGCTAGAGTATATCTTATTCAGTGGTATAGAGATTTACTTAGTGGTAGAGAAAGAAATCTACCATTAGAACAACAACAAGAAATAATTAATACTATTATGTCTGAATTGGAAACTATTGCTAGTAAAGATGAGATATGGTTAGATTGGGATGAGCATGTTACTAGAAAGTACGTTACAGGAATAGTTTCAAAGGGTTATCATGCCCCTAGTTGTAAGACACTTATACCTCAAGGGTATTGTATCGGTAAATGTTGGAGGTATTGTGAATGAAACTAATAATAGATAGTAGAGAAAACTCGGAACTAACAGAGAAAGTAATTGAAAAGGCTCAAGAATATAATATTCAATATGAAAAGCAATTCATAGAGATTGGAGATTATGTTTTCAATGACGTTTGTTTTGAGGCTAAATCATCCTTTGATTTCCTTCAATCTATTGTAAATAATAGGTTATGGAATCAAATGGATAACATGGATAGAGCCTTTACAAATAACTTAGTTATTGTTTACGGTTCTTTTGATTCTGCATTTAGAAAACATTCTGATTACAGTAAGTCAACAATGAACAAAGCAACTCAAAGAGTTATACTAAAGAAAAAGTTCTATGGTGCAATGGGTAAAATTATACTCGACACTGACTGTTCTTTACTTTGGTTTAAGGATGCATTAACTGCGGCTGACATGATAGCAGTTGTTTGTAAGATGCAACCACATGATAGGGAAGTTTATACTCCCAAACTAGTAAAAAAGAGAAAAATTAGTACCGCAGACTTGCGACTTGATGTACTAACCATGATAAAGGGACTAAGTGAGAAAAAAGCAAAGATGCTTTTAGATGAGTTCGGTTCTATCATGGAAATAGGAGAAGCAACGTCTAATGAATTGTGTGCATTAGATGGAATAGGTAGTGTATTAGCAAAAAGAATACATGACACACTAAATAAAGAAGAAAAAATGGAGTTATAATATGAATAGTAAAAGAGAAGATGAATTGACAATAGATAATCCTGAATTGGAAGCAGAAATAGACAGAATGTACTACGAATCTTTAGAAGAAGGTAAAGAGTACACTAAAACTAGTAAAATACCTAAAGTTGTAGAGAAATATGTAACAAGTGCAGTAGAAGTTTCATTAAATAACGAAGTTCCTGCAATGTTATCATATTACAATCTGTTAGGACAGATATGCAAAGAGTTTGTTTGTATTCCATCAGGAAGAAGAAGGATAGATACTAGATTACAAGTAATTGTTATGCAAACTAGTGGTACTGGTAAGACAGAACTGTATAATTTTTATGGGCCAATAGCAAAAGAAGTGTTTAAGCAGTTAAATGAAAGATATCCGGTAGAATCTAGAGACGATGTAGTAGGAGAGTATGGCTGGCAAAACGTTAGAACAGGAACTAGGTTTTCTGTTGCTGAGATTAAAGACACTACGGATGCAGGTTTAATTGGTTCTATGGGAACAGAAGAACAAGTTGTAGTTGACGATGAAACAGGTAGAGAGCGAAGAGTAGAAGTTCCTGTACAAATATATGGTGAATTAGAAGGTGGTGGTTTACTAGTTTATGATGAGTTTGCAGACTCAGGAATATTCAAACAAAGCCAACATCAGAACAAAGTTGTTTTGTATATTAACACTTTTATGAATACCTTATGGGGTCAGAATTGGATAATTACCAAGAGATTACTAAAGGGTGGTCTAATGCAATGTAGAAGTAGTCGTTCAATGTGGGCTACTACATATATACCAAAAACATTGACCCATGCTATTACTGAAACAGGTGCAATGCAACGTTCTTTAATTTACATTAGAGAAGTTCCAATCAGTGAACAGAATTATGTTAGAAATAAAATAGCAGATTCTTATGGGGTTATAGACGATGCACAAACACCTATTGATGGTTTTGCAGGTTCTTTTGTTAAGATATATGAAACACTAAAAAAGCACTATGAAGAAACAGGAGAAGACCCACTAAGAACAATTACCTTTGGTAAAGGGGTTAATGATGCAATAAAGAATGAAACTTGGAAGTTCCAAAACTTCGTACAAACTAGCAGACCTGCCGTTATGGAAATAGCAAACAACTTCATTACTAGAATGCAAGGGATGATGGTTAAGTTAGCAGTGTTATCATGTATTGCTGAATCAGGAACTACCATTAGAAATAAAGAAAACCGCTTTATTGTAACAGAAAGACATGTAACTCAAGGTGCTTATATTACTCGACAATGTTATAAATCGCTTGTATCGTGGCTTGACTTAGCACTTAAGGCAGACCACAAGAGTATTCAAGAAAGAGCCAAAGTAGGAGAGTTCAAAAAAGCATTCAGTGAATTGGTTAAAACACCAAATGCTAGAGTGATGGATGGAGAAAGGTGGGTGAATAAGTCTATTTTGTTAGCACACGTTATGAAAACAACAAGAAGAGGACAAGCACAAGTGTATAGAAACTACAAAGAAGTATCGGAGCATTTTGATGAAAGACGAGAAGGCAGATATGGATATGTAAAACTGAAAAAGGAAGTGATGAAAAAATGAGTAGTAAAACGACATATGAAAACCAGTATTTAGTGTTTGACGCAAGAGATGGCCCAAAGGTAATTATTGAACAACTTAATGCCTTTGGACAAGAGGGTTGGCAACTCCAAACAATGCTAAACGTAGGAGAAACACAAATAGTAGCGTTTCTAACAAAAGGCAATGTAAAAGATGCACCTAACCCAAAACAATCTGAAGCACAGAAGATTGCGTCTCTATGGACAAGCGGGAACAAAGATGAAAAGGATGAGGAATAAATGAGTTCTGTTCTAGCAATTGATTTAGAAACAAAGAACTTTTCCTATGAAATTGGTGGTTGGGATAATACCCACATGTTTTTAGTGTCAACAGTTTGTACTTGGGATGGAGACAAAGGCACAATATATATTGACAAGTCTGTTGATAGCCTAGCAAAAAGTAATGTACAAATCAAACCTCTTTCGCAATTGAAGTTTGATTTAGATGACCACTTTGAAAAGGGTGGCAAGTTACTTGGTCACAACATCAGAAACTTTGACTTGCCTGTACTGAAAAATGCAATGGATATTTATTGTATTAAAAAATATCTTGATAGTGAAGCATATATTGATACTAGTGCTATTCTTTCAAAGGAATACAAGGAAAGATATAGTCTTAACAATTTAGTACAACACACACTTGGCTCAGAAAAAATAATGGATAGTGCTGATGCACCTATTGTTTGGAAAGCAGGTGGTTATTCAGAAGTAGCAGAATATTGCTTAAAAGATTGTGAATTGGTCTATGACCTATGGAAACATGGGGTTAACAACAAAATGGTTAAAGGTTTCTCCCTAGAGGAAGAAATAGTAAAGGACTTGGGAGTTGAGTGGTAAATGGATACTTTTGAAATAATTGCATGGTTTGTTTTCGTTATTGTTATATCTTTACTTTTCTTTGCAGCATTCGGTAATAGTAAATATTCCGAACAAAGCATTGAAGAATATATGGATAAACTAATTGCAGAAGAACGAGGCAGAGGAAATGGCCCTGCGTGAAGTTTGTAAATATTGTAAACAGACAACAATAGCAAGACGCATCAAAGGCGTATATGTTGGCAGTCTTGATGAAATCAAGATATGGCAATGTAGAAAATGTAAAGCATTATGGTCGGATAATTGAATCCGGCCATAGTGCCTCTTTTTTTTATCGCAAAAATACCATCAAATCTTAAAAGCATACTCTCCATTATATTAATAATAGAAATAAACTGTTATCTGTGAAAACCATAAAAGGTTAGCCAACCCCCTTGCCTCGGCAACAAAACTTTTCAAAATTAAGTGTTTATTTCTATTAAGTGCAAAAAGTAAATTAACCTTCGGTGTATTTTCTACACTTGTTGAAGGAGGCGGAAAAAAATGACATCTAATTTAATTTCGTTTTTACTTTCTATGTTTGAGTCGGAGGATGATTTTTTTGAGTAAACTCACCTTACCATATGACTTACTAATAGGCATTATTGCTTGGGGGAGGCTTAGATTGTAATTTGCAGTACCATTGCATTTTCAATATTTTTATTCGTGTTTAGGGGGGGTATTTAGTGGAAGAAAGAAAACACCATAATGGTTCATGTAAAATGTGGAAAACATTCATGGCTGAAGCGTTTGAAGATTGGGATTAAAATGGATGAAGAATATTGGGATGCTCAACTTGAGGGTTTTGAGAAGGTATTCAAAAAACCTATTTGGAGAGACTACTTAGAAACTCAACGAAAACTTATGGATGCTTTATTTGATATGGGTTTAGATTAACTCATCCAAGATGGAGCATTAGGAAAATTATCGGCAGCGTTGTTAGCACCATCCATATCTTCTTCTTCATCTAAATAATCTGTAATATCTCTTAACGCCTGTCTGTATGTAGTTAATTCTGCCTGTTGCTCACTTGTAAGAGTATTATATCTATCAACAAGCATCCATATATCTGATATTTCTAGTTGTGTTATTCTTGCCATCAAAATTGTTTCCCATTGAAAATCTCTCATTCCTGTTTCTACAATAGTTCCATCTTGATTATATAATGTATAATTTCTATCTAAAGCCATTTAATCACCTCATACTATCTTTAATGTTATCAATGGTAAGTTTGATTCTGATGTCCAAGAAATTGTATTATGTGTAATACTACTTGGTGGAGTTGAATCACCAATAACATACCAACCAATGTTCATATAATTTACTCGTTGTTCTGCGGGTGGCATAATAGCGTGATGCTTTTGCCCCCACATTCTAAATGAGTTTGAACCTCCACTTCTCGCAAATAAACACCAATATATTTTATCAGCAGTTAATGTTACATTTGGGCTTACGTTAATATCTTTAGTACCCGCAGAAGCACAATCAAAACTTAATTCAAGAACTCTATTTGTTGGCATACCATTACTATCAGATTCATATATTCCTACTTCAAACTTACAACCCTCTACACCAGTAGCAACTTGAATACTTGCCATTGATACATCACCACCAAAGAAAGAATAAAACGGAGTTAATCTCCATCCGTAACTTGTAGTATTATTCCACGCCATAGAAGTGCTTAAACTATTATACCCACCATTGCCACAACTAAGATAATGCGCTCCTGTTGATGTTGAACTTCCTTTATCAAATACCCTATGTCCTATATCTACCGAAGGTGCGCTTGTACCATCATCTATTGTTCCATCTGCCTTTCTTCTTCTAAATGCTTGTCTACCCATATTTAATCACCTCATGGATGGCATACTGCATGTATGCTCCCTGCAAGATTCGCGGTTGAACCTTGCGTATTTTTAAATCTAATTCTGATATTACTACTATTAATGTCAACTTCTATTTCACCAATTGTTGCAGCCCCATCATAAATTATACCGTAAGTAGTATAATTAGCATTAGAACCATCATAGTGACAAACCAAATCCATAGTTTGCACTTCATTGTTTGAAGAGTCTGTAATATGAACTGATGCTTTAACTGCCTTGAATGTAGCATGAGGTACTGCAAGTAAAGTAATATAGTTATTATTAGCAGTACTTGTAGCAGAAACAGAATTAGTTAGTGTTTTTATCCCTGTTTGATTATACACTAATCCTCCATAAGCACCACCTGTTGTACCATCCATTGTAATAATATCAGTTATAGCAGCACCAATAGTTGTTGAGAATACTAGAGAGCCAGTATGTGAACCTGCTCCAACGGCAACAGAAGTTGCTTCTATCTTAGCATAGTCCCTTGCAGAGCCACCACCATCTTCACCATTGAATCTGATAGAACCTAATCTATCACCTGCCGCCGGAGATGCCGTGTTTCTATACATGGTCATTATTGGGCCTCTTGTAGCATCATCTTCGTTATCCATCAAAAGAAGAGTATGTGCGGATTCATCTCCATCAGTTTGAACAACAGTTAATTGACCTGCTGATATTGGTTGTGTTCCATCCCCTACAACAACTGCTCCTGTAAATGTAGCAGTATCGTCTGATTGTGTACCAAATGTTTTGTCTCCGCCCCAATCAGCATTAAGAGCAGATAATACTTGAGCAGTTGTTGGTGCGCCACCTGAAACATCTTCCCAAGCAGGGGCAGAATTAGGCCCTGTTGAAGTTAATACTTGACCATCAGTTCCATAATTAGCACCACCAATACCTATTTGACCTGCATCGTGTATTCGTAATCTTTCAGTTCCATTAACAGTAAAACCTACACCATTTGAACCACTTGGAAACATCCCTGTATTTCCACTTGCTACACCATTGAATGTATAAAATGGCTTACTCGCAGAATTAGAGTTACTGAAACCTTTAATTTGACCTTCACCACCAAAGCAGTTTAAGTTACTTGTTCCGCTTAATCCATGCCAACCTATATCTGATACGTTGATATTTAATGGATTACCACTTGCTACTGATACATCACCAATAGTTAGTTTAGTTAAATCCGTTCCATCAAATGTTGCTACTGATGTAGGTATTGCACCTAATGAGCCATTAGCATTATATTGTAATTGAGTATTTGAACCTGCTACTACTGCATCACCCACAGTAACCCAACCGAGATTACCACTACCATCAGTCTTCAATGCTTGACCAGTTGAACCATCGGCGTTAGGTAAAACCCATATCTCATCAGCAGAAAGAGCAGGGGCTTCAAATCCTACATAGTTAGAACCTTCATAGAATCGTAATTCTTTTTGTGTTCCACTTTTACTTTTGATGGATAAATCACCATCTCTTACTATCAAACCTTTCTTAACCTTAAAGTCTGTATCTGCCATATTATTCCACCATAACTTCACTTTCCATTATGTACTAGTACTCCTACATTGTTTTACTTTATTATGCTTTAGGGAAAAGTGTCAAATCCCAATAGACCTTAATTGCATTTGTAACATCTGCTCCTGTTACGTTCTTTATACTCAAAGTCATATCATCTCCACTTGCTTCATTCCATGAAACTTCAAATGGCATATCACTTGTTCCTTCATGAACAACACCGTAACTTATGAAGTCAAACTGAGCATTTCCATACCTGTCGTTAGCAATAAAGTCTTGAGTCATAACAAAGTTATCACTCGATAGTCCTGCATCAATATGTATAGTTCCTTTTATTGCTCTATACCCGCTTGTACCCGAATTAACCGTTCCGTTAGGTAATATGAAAGGAACGCTAAATGCACTACCAGTAGAAACGTTTGCTGATAAAGGATTTGAAGAACCTGTTACCTTAGTTATACCAAGTTGTTGTGCTGCATTTCCTGTTGTATCACCAGTATCACTATGAACCCTAGTTACATTACTCCCTCTAAAATTAGTCTTACCAGTACCGTTAGGACTAATAGTAATACTACCATTACTTACAGATGTTAATCCTCTAGCAGTTCCCGTTACATCTCCTGTTAAATCACCTGTAAAACCTGATGAAGACAATATACCAGTGTTAGGATTGTATGATAGTCCTGTGTCTGTTTCTGCTCCCTGTGTTCCTGTTGCACCATCTACAAAGACAGGGTAAACAGTCTCATCTGTTGAATTGTTAGCGGAGACTGTTATGCTAGTTGCTAATGTAGCAGTATCAGCATTCCCAGTAGTATTCTGATTTAGTGTAGGAATGTTGTTTGCATGAATTGTAGCAGTACCGCTTATATCAGTATCCCATCGGTAGTGTTCTGCTGCCACGAAACCTGCTAGGCTATCGTGATTTACTGCCGTAGGAGAAGTAGCATCGTAGTTAAGTGACCCATCAGCATTTGTAGTAATTCTACTATTTAACCAACTATTACTGCTTGTAGTTCCCGTTCCTCCTCTATTTACTGGTAGTGTACCACTACCAATTTTACTTGCATTCAAACTCGGTATATCACCTGCGACTAATGTTCCCCAAGAAGGTACAGCAGAAGCAGAACCATTTCCTGTTTGTGTAAGGAACTTCTTTGTTGTAGTAGTGTTACCTGCTAGTAAAGCAGTAGTTGCAGAATCGGATTGATACGGTATAGAACCTAATGCTCCCCCTGCTATGTGGGTAGCAGTAGTAGCCGTACTAGCATTTCCAGTTATATTAGATGAAGTAAGTGCTAATGTTCCTGTTGTGGATGGTAAAGTTACTGTTATGTCAGAAGTAAGTCCTGTTACTCCTGTTAGTAGTGTTTCTTTATCTACATGTGAGCCTGTTGCGTTACTCTCAAACACAACTCCATTGCTTGTGCTTACAGTTTCTACATTATTGGTAGTTGTAGTTCCGGTAACAACTAAATCATTAGCAATAGTTATTGTTCCTGAACCTGCTGTACCAAGAGTATAACTAGCAACATCATCTAGTAGAGCAGTTATTTCTGCTGCTGTTTGGTCTGCTGTTGCCCCTGCTTCAATATTATCTAACTTATCATGATGAGTAGTTGACATTAATCCGGCAATGCTACCAGTTGCTTCACCGATTACTACATTGTTTCCTGTACTACTTGTAATGGTGATTTGACCAGTAGCGGTTGTTTTTCCTAAGTTCGTTGCAACGTGTGGAGCATCGTTTGTTATTGTTAATGTTCCATCAGCACTTGTATCTGTTGAAATACTTGTACCACCTGCAATAGTTAATGTTTCACCTTCAACAATAGTAGTTGCATTTGAATTAGAATCTCCTACTACAATGAACCCATCTCCCATATCCACTGTATCACTAGTAGAGTATGTTCCTGATAGGTCAGGAATATCTGCCGCTACTAATGCTCTAAATGCAGGTGCGGAGGCACTACCTGTTGTTGGCCCTGCATATACAACATTAGCATTTGCATTTCCGGCAAGGGCAGTCGCAGTCGCAGCATTACCTGTTGTTGAACCTGAACTACCTGTTACGTTACCTGTTACGTCACCTGTTAATGCACCAACAAAACCACCACTGGAATGAAGAGTCTTATTCACTGATAATCTACTATCTGCATGAACCCACGTTAGAGTAGGAACAGTCCCACTTGACCAAGCACCAAAGGTTAACCCTGCACCATTTGTAGCAGAGGAAGTAGTAGCACCTTTACCCACTGTTATGTTTAAGTCTTCAACATCAAGTGTTGCCGTATTGAGTGTTACAGTATTTCCACTTACAAGTAAATCTCCTGTTACAGTTAAGTGATTACCTACTGTAATTGTTCCTGAGTTATCTCCAAGTGTATAACTTGCTACATCATTTAACAGTGCAGTAATCTCGGCAGCAGTTTGGTCATCAGTAGCATCGGCATCTCCGGTAAAGCCTAAGTTCGCTAAGGTTAAGTTTCTTGTTGCTATTGTAGCATTAGCATCTGTAACGTGACCAAGTGTATCAGTAGTTATGTTGAGGTCTAAGTCTGAAATGACGGTTGCACCTGTTAATGCAGTTGTGTCAATATCTATATCATCTCCATTATGTGTAGGATGAGTATAGTTATTCCAGTTTTGGTCGTTATTGAATTGGCCTAACTTAATCTCACTAATGAGTTTCCTCTTTTGGTTTCCATCATCCAAGTAAATTAGTTCGTCTGCACTACCAACAACATCATCTGCTCCATCTGCTAACTCTGCTAAATCAAGAGCAACAGTCATTGTAGTTAGATTGTTAGTGACATCTATTCCTGTACTTCCTTGTAATATGAAATCAGCAGAACCACCTGTATCTGTTGCTTTAGCACCTGAACCTGAATCAGTTTGGAATGTTACTGCGGTTATATCCCCCGTAGCAGTTCCGAATCCTTGTGCAGCAATGTAATCATAAACTGCATTACCTGTAACTAATCCGCTTTCACCATCAGCAATTCCATTTGAATCATCACTTGCTACTGCCTTTACTGCTGCTGCTCCTAATCCTAAAGCGGTTCTTGCACCGGATGCACTAGTCGCTCCTGTTCCTCCACTTGCTATTGCTAGTGTTGCAGATAGACTACCTGCACTTCCTGTTGTGTTTTGGTTTAGTGTTGGTATTCTAGCAGCATCAAATACTCCATCGTTTATCTTACTAGCATTGAGATTTGGTATGTCTCCGGCAGATAAACCACTTGCTAGTATGTTTATCTCTGCTAATGATGCAGTTATTCCTAAGTTGTCTAATGCGTTTCCTTTTTGTGTAGAAGTTAATCCTTGACTATTTGTATCAACTCTCAATCTGTTACCTAATGCAGTTGCAGTTGTAGTTGAGAAACTAGCATCATCTCCTAATGCTGCCGCTAATTCATTTAAGGTATCTAAAGCAGAAGGTGCAGAATCAACTAAGTTTGATACTTGTGTGGCAACATAGGCTTTGATTGACTGTTGACTTGCTGCTGCCGTTGCACTATCTGAAGCAAAATCATCTTCATCAAGAAGACTTAGTTGTGTTGATACAAAGTTCAGTTTTCCATTAGTATCATCATAAGTGACTGCAATATTTGTTTCAGTGTTACTACTTACCATTCCTCCTACAATGTCTTGCACCTGTTCATTAGATAACTGAGTGTTAGTATTTGTTGCTGCTATTGTTAGAGTTCCTGCTGCGTCGTCATATGTTTTTGTTATATTACTACCCTCAGTAATCATTGCAGCGATAAAATCCTCTACTTGTTCTTCTGTTGTGTAACTTGGTGTAGCCCAAACTGCTGTTCCGCTTGAACTGTATTTCAAGAATTGACCTGCACTTCCTCCGCTTGGAATGTGATTGTTACCTGCTCCTGTTGGATGAACGTAGTTATTCCAATTAGCATCATTATTGAAGTAAGAGAGTTTTATTTCAGATGCAGCCTTTCTAGATTCAGTAGTTCCATCTTGTATAATAAACTCAGTAGTTCCTGCAATATCATCTGTTTTATCTGTTAGTTCAGAGAAGTCTAAGTTTAGTGTTGCATCACCAGTAGTTGCTCCTCCACTCAAACCTACTCCGGCATAAACAGCAGTAATATCCCCATCACCACTACCTGTTCCATACCCGTATGATAGAATCTTATCTTCAATAGCAGCAGAAGTCATCAAACTTGTATCATTGTTATTGAAAGATTCTGAACTTGTTTGTAGAGCCGAACCTGCTAATTGTGCAACACCTAATCCTGATACACTTATTGTAGCAGTATAATCTCCTGATGTTGTATTGCTTTGAGATACTGTTATTGCATCCCCTGCTGTAATATCAACACCAGTCATATCACCTGAACCTGCTCCTGCAAACTGAGCATCCACATATGTTTTGATAGCCTTAGCAGAAGCAAGAGTATCATCATTGGAACTAACACTGCTAATATCTGTATCAAGAGAAGCAATATCAGATAAGTCTGCAACTGCTAATGATACGTTACTGTTCAATAGTGAAGCAATAGAAGTTAATCCTGTTCCACCTCTTGATACTGCAAGAGTTCCTGTTAAGTTGTTTAATGGTAATGCTATATCTGCTGACCCATCAAAAGATACACCTGCTATTGTTCGTGCAGTAGCCAATGTTGTTGCAGTAGTTGCATTACCAACTAAACCACCTTCAAAGGAAGAAGCAACTAATGTTCCTAATGTAAAACCGCTTGTTGTATTTACTGTGCTTGTAGGCTCTGCATTTGAGTTACCTGTTGATGAGAACAACTTCCATTTATCACTATCAGAAGCATCTCTAAACAAACCACTGTATCTAATATTACTTCCATCATTATACTTACCATAGAAACCTAAATCAACAGTATCAGCATCATTGTTCTTTCCAAGAGAAATCAACGGGTCTTCTACTGTTAGAGTTGAAGTATTTACAGTTACAGTGTCTCCGCTAACAATCAAATCAGCACCAACAGTAAGAGAACCGCTAACTGTTAGAGTATCATCAGATTGATTACCAATAGTAAAATCTCCACCAAAATCAGAGTTCAAAGCAGTTTTTAGATTCGGTACAGACACATCATCGTTTGCCGTTCCTGCAATTGATAATTGTCCTGCACCGTCATTGTATTGTACAGTTATATTACTACCTGCTGTAATTAATCCTCCAACATAATCTTCAACTTGTTCTTGGCTAATTTGTGTATTTGTATCGGCAGCGTTTATTGTTAAAGTATCTGAACCTGCCGTAGTAGTTATAGTTACATTAGTACCACCAACAAAGGTTAGAGTATCGTTATTAGAATCAGCAACAATATTATCTTGTCCACTAACTGCTATTGTTTTGAATATATTTTGTGAAGAACCTAAATCTGTATTTGTAATAGTTACAGCACCAGTAGCACCACTTACACCAATTCCTGTTCCTGCGACATTAGAAGTAACCCCAGTATTAGTGAGGGTAATGTCAAATGGGTCACTTGATGCACCACTGTTAGTATCAGTCCATGTAGCAGTTATTCCTGTTCCTTGTGTAAACTGAACATGTTTACCATCTGTAACATTAACAGTAGTTCCAACTCCATCTTTAATATTGAAGGAAGTAAAAGAGCCACCTGCATTAGCATCTACATATGTCTTAATTGCTTTAGCAGATGCTAAACTATCATGTGATGCACTAACGCTACTCAAATCTGTATCGAAGGCATTAATGTCTGAAAGACCAGTTACCGCTAAAGATGTTAGGTAAGTGTTAGTGTCAACAGTGTAACTACCTGCTCCTGTTCTTTTCATGAAACCATTACTAGAAAAGTCTCCATCCATTACTGCCCCTGCCGCAGCCACATTAGTTGCATCTGTTACATCTGCTGACGCTTCAATACCTGAGAGTTTAGTTCTCTCTGCTGAACTAATTACTGTTCCACTACCAAAACTAGACAAGCCATCTATCTTATCTACTGTAACTGAACCGTCATTTAACTTAGCGGTAGTTACTGAAGACCCTGCTAATTTATCAGCCGTTACAGCACTGTTTGCTATCTTAGCAGTAGTTACAGCACTAGCATTAATCTTACTCGTTAAAACAGCATTAGAAGCAATCTTTGCACTAGAAACAGAAGTTGATGCTAACATGCCGTTAGTTACTGTTCCTGTATCTGCTGAAGTAATTAGAGTACCTGTTATATCAGGAAGAGTAATTGTTCTATCATCAGTAGGGTCTGTAATAGTTAGTGTAGTTTCATGAGAATCTGCTGTTGCTCCTTCGAACACAAATGCATTTTGAACATTAACTTGAGTTTGGTTTACAGTTGTCGTTGTTCCCAAGACGTTTAGATTACCCCGAATGTTTACAGTAGTATCATTATCTGTATCTCCTATATTCAATGTATCAGTACTATCATAAGAAGCAAGAATAGGAGTCAACGTTGATTTACTTAATGTGCTACCTGTATTAGTAAGAGTAAGAGTATCACTACCTGCATTTCTTGAGATACTAAGACCTGCTCCCATTGCTAAATGGAATACACTACCTGAACCACTAGTGTTATCTCTTAGTCTAATTGTTTTAACGGCAGGGTCGTTATCACCATTACCGTCTAATCCATCTTCTGTTATTAGAGAATATGTTGTATCAACAGTGGCTTTTCCATCAACATATGTTTTTACCGCTAATGTACTAGGTATTCCACTACCTGAAGCACCACTAGTTATGCTTGAATCAAAAGAACTTACGTCTGTTAATCCTGCTAATGCAAGCGAACTAAGTTTAGAGTCTAATTGAGTTTGTATAGATGAAGTGACTCCATCCAAGTATCCTATCTCAGTAGAACTTACGTTTGTTACTCCATCTAATATGTTAATTTCAGATGCAGAAGCAGTAATACTCAAATCACCAAGATTTTCAACTTTAGTGTTTAAAGCGGTTACTAACCCTGTTACTTTACTTTGTGCTATATCATCTAACTTAGAGTTAGCAATGCTACCTGCGAGATGAGCATTAGTTACAGAACCACTTGTAAGAGAGAAATTATTTGCATTAGCAGCAACACCAACTAATTTGTCATGTAATGCCGTTGTAAAGTTCTTCTGTGTCAAGCCACCATCACCAACAGAATACGTTGTGTTTACATAATTAGAAGCATGAATAGTTCCTGCTCCATTAGCAGTCCAATCAATTATTTGGTTTCCACTTGGTATTGTGGGTTTATTCAATATTTGAGAATCACCACTTCCTGAGTTCCAATCTGCATTAACATTTACTTCTGCTCCTGCTTCAATACCTGCAAGTTTTGTTTCTAACGCACTTGTAAACAACTTGTTACTTGTTCCTGCTGCTATTTTATCTGCACTTATTGCAGCCGAATTACTAATATCTGCATTTACTATTTGAGTACCAACTGCTCTATATGAACCATCTAGATTAGGAATATCATTAGCAGTTAGTTTAGCAAATATATTCGCTAGATTTACTTTCCTTAAACCAACGGAGTTATCATGGAAAGCAACGAAATCAGCAGTTCTGTCTATTCCGTTTTCATTAGTTAATCCTGTTATGTCTAATTTTAGTGTTGCACCAGTTCTATCAAGACCATCACTAATTGTAAGAGAAGGTTCTTTACCACTAAGAGCCGATACTAACCCACTAATTTTACTTTGAGCAATTTCAGCATTAGAATCTACTTTAGCATTAGTGATTGCGTTACTGGCAATCTTTGCACTTGTCACTGAACTATCTGCTATTTTTGCGGTAGTAACTGCATTGTTTGTAATAGTAGTAGCACCGTCTGCGTTAGATGTTACATCTCCACTATGATTAGGATGAACATATGTATTAGCATTAGCCGTTCCTGTATATCCTAAATCTGCTAGAGTTAATGTTCTTGTTCCCATTGCTGTTATGTGTCCAGTATTATTTGTTGTTATACTATCTACTATTACTGCTCCACTAGTGTTTATGTTAGTTGTAGAGTAAGTAGGATGAACATATGGGTTAGCCAGTTCAGATGTAATTGGTATGTTAAAGTAATTGCTACCATCATTAGTAAAAGTCCATCTATTAGAAGTCTCATTCCATTTTAACTGTACATTAGAATAGTTACCTCTTTCTACTTCTATCCCTGCATCAGTTGTAGAATTGCCTGTTTGATTTTTATTTAGTAAAATTGTATTATCTTCTATTGCTAAATTAGTTACATCTAAAGTTGTAGTACTACCACTTACTGTTAAATCACCTGTAACTGTTAGATTACCACCTGTTGTTATAGCAACACCATTACCAATAGTAGTAGCCGTGTTTATCTGAGCAAGTCTTGTTTCGAGATTATCAACGCTTACATCGTCATTTGCAGTTGTTACAACTAAGTCAATAGTTCCATCATCGTCTACATATGTTGCACTAATCCCTGTCTCTGTATTACTACTGAACATAGCACCGACAATATCCTGAACTTGTTCAGTTGAAAGTTGAGTATTGTCATTTGTAGCGGATAAAACACCACTACCATTTATAGTTAAATTAGTACCTACTTTAATTCCACCAAGAGTATTAGCAGCAGCAGTTGGTAATGTGAAAGCGTTTGCACTTGCTTCAATGTTAGTTAGTTTAGTTTTTTCCGCATCTGTAAAAACATTTGAATTAGTAGCATCACTAACATGTTGTCTAACTGATGCATCAGTTGGTAGTTGTGATGTAAGTGCTAATGTCCCTGTTGATGAAGGGAATGTAATTGTTCCTCCTCCCTTAGTTACAGTTCCTTCTTTATTTATTTTCAGAGTTTCAGTATTGTTATCTATTATACTAAGTCCTTGATTTGTTTGTTCATATCCTAAGAACTGAACCTTTCTGTCAACAGCATTGGCAGCACTACCTGCGGCAATTTCTACAACTGCAATAGGAATATCATCAGCAACTAAATCAGCAACTTTGTTTGCAGTAGTATGATTTCTTATTGCTAGAGAATTATTTGCTGCAACAACTAGTACAGCATATGTAGTATTACTAGAACTGTTCATAGTTACTGTTTGACTAACACTAGCATTATCTGCAACTTGAGTTAATATACCATCTCTAAGAATAAAATTATTACTTCCTAATGTGTATGAAGTATAAGTTCCTGAGTTTCCTAGAGTTATATCGAATCCTCTAACTACTCTATTACCACCACTAGCAATGTTGAGAGTATCAATGATTGCACTATGTATATTATCAGTACCATCTATAATTCTTGAAGAAGGACTAGTACTCAATGTACTGATGAAATTAGGGTTAGTTCTACCACTCATCAAGCCATCTCCATTTCAATAGTAAAGGTCAAAGTATCAGCCGAAGCCAACACTCCTGTATTTGTGAAGGTGACTCGGCTCAATAGTGTATCGTCTGAAGTCTTGAATATTCCCAATTCTGCTACACCTTCGTTTCCTATATCAGAACCACTAAACTCAGCAACCCAAGAGATTATTCCACTTGCTCTGTTAACAGAAGGAACAACTGTTTTTTCTGCTACGAAAGAATCTAATTCTAAATCAGAAAAGGAAGTAGGTGAACCTCCTGTTCCAACTTTTACTTTAGTATATTGTGCTACAATGTAGTCTGCTACATCTAATAATCCGTTTACTGGTATCATATTATATCTCCTCAATCATAAAATCTATTCTTGTATTCCTTCTTTATCGCACTTATTCCAGTAGAGGTTGTTTCAAAACCAACTGATTCACTGAAACCAAATACATCATCGAAACCCATGTTACTATTCAATGTCTCCCCCACTACCTTGTATTCTATGGAAGAAACTCTTAATTTCAAGTTATCGAATAATGAATTGCCACTAGTTGCAGCAATAGAGTCTACTGTTAACAAGTGAGATGTATCAGTTCTACTTGCTTCGGTAATTTCTGATAATCTTTCTGCTATACCTTTACTGTATGTTCCAACAGTCATCGTAAGTATCATACCTAGTACGTTTTCTATTTCAAATATAACATATTCACCATAAGGTATGTTATATGTTGGGAAGTCTAGTACTACTATATCACCTGCTTCTAATAACTCAAATCCTTCTTTGTTTATTTGTAGTGTTATCTTTCTTGCTTCTCCACTGTGAAGTCTTAGTTTTTTACTTGCTTCTATCATGGCCTCTTCTTGTGTTTTAATTGTAGCATCATTTATTGTTAAAGTCTTCATGTTTCTAATTTTATTACTAACCATTGTATGAGATACACCATCTCCATTAACAACTACTACACTTATTTTATCAAACAGAGAAGTATTGTTTTTTATTGGTTCTATTCCTGCTAGATGTTCAAACTTAATTTGTTTCATTTTTAATCCTGTTTTATCATCAGAATCTCTAAAGATTATTTTCTTACCTTTTATTTTATAGTCTAATCCTTTCTTATTAGTCAAGGAATTAATCGCTCCATACAAATCTGTATTATTAAATGTCAAATTAGTAACGAATGTTTTCTTGTTGTATTTTATGATAGCAGAATATTGAGGAGGAGAATAGTATTTTCCACCGGAAGCGAAGGTTATTGTTTGGTTGTTTATTGATAGTATCTCACCAATTAAGTGTCCTTCTTCAGTATATATTACATCACCATCATCTAAATTAACTACGTTTTCCAAACAAACAACTGTGTTTGTTCCATTACTGTTTACTATGTTAGTAGTAAATACGGAAGTACTCTTTGTTTCATCATACTCTAATCCTGCACTTTTTACTATGTTTGCTAATTCAGTATCAATATTAGAACCAATATCATATGTAGTACCAATATAACATTTCTTTGCATTTTGTAATTTAGGTTTCTTACCAATTGTTAAGTCAAATACTTCACCACAAGAAACTACCCCATTGCCTGTTAAATCTCCCTCATAAGTTAAAACTAAACATTCTTCAGTAGCATTACTTTGTTTTTTATTTCTAGTCAAAGAAACTGTCATTTGTTTTCTTTGTTTATTCACTCCATCTGTAACAAAGACATCTATTACTTCACCCGCATCAAACCCTCTAACTGCACTAGCAGTAGTTCTAGATTCAATAAAAGGATTATCTGCAACAATAGCATTATCAACATCTAACTTTAGATACATTGAATATACTGCTTCTTGGAACGTTTTGTTATTTGTTGTGTCTTTACTATCACCACTTCCTTTCCTAAAATTAGTAGAAACAGTTGCATATTGTAAACCGCTATCATTCATTACATTAAACTCTATTTTTTCAGGAGTACTTTGGAATGTTGTTTCTGATATTCTCATTAGACGATATTTTATTCCATGTGTAGGTTCACCTGTATCGCCTATCAAAGCACCATCCTTCAATGTAGTATCTAATGTTATTTGATGTGCTTCGTAATTAGAAGTTGAAGGAGCAGTGCTTATTGTATGGCTAGTTATTTTTCCAATGTAAGCAGGGACTCCATGATGAGAAGCCTTACTCAAAGTATCACCATCAACTAACTTTTCAGAAACTAAATAATATCCAGTCAAATCAGGCATGAAACTTAACCAAGTATGTGTTGAATCGTCATTCAATGTAAATGTAATAGTTTTATTATCATTAGAATACACAACTACCCCAGTATCCCCAGTTAAGTTAAAAGTAGGTTTAACAATAAATTGTGAAGAATACATTTTCCCCATATTCTTGTAAGTAGTACTACTTGGAGTATGGTGATTAAATGACCTAGTTGTAACTGTATCTCTACTAAAATTAGCAACCTTATCAAAAGGATATACTTTTGTTTTACTACCCAATAGAGACACTTTATATGTTGCAGAGGCTACTGTTTCTTCTCCCTCTGAAATCATTGTGTCACTAGCACTATATGTACCACGTTCAGTATTAGTAAAATTATAAACTCTAGTTGTAGGAGTATGTTGGTCTTTAGTAGTAGTACTAGAATAATCATTAGAATAAGTAGTAAACTCAGCATTAGTATCATGATATTCTTTATTACTTCCACTTTTACCATAAGCAGAAAAGCCCATCGGTGAACTAGTCAAACTTGCTCTAGTAGGCCAATTAATTTCATTTGCTGCATTAACAGGAGTTGATATGCTTGACTCTCTGACTTCTTTGAAAAGACCAATACAATTGTCATATACATGGGTTCTACCAATACCTAATGCTTCTGCATCGGCTTGAGTAATATTAGGAGTATTCAACCCAAACGAATTATCAACCATAGCACTTACAACTCTAGACATATGTAATCTAACAATGTCCTCATCATCAGTCAAATCACTTGCATCAGTATCATCCCAACCATCTATATTGTGAGCAGGAGAAAATCTCATATCTCTTTTGTTACTACTAGCAGATTTATTTTCTAACATCAATGGTAGAATTACATTCATAGGGTCATATTGGGTCGAACTAGCAGAAGTTCTCTTTAGTGTTTGATGACTAAATACACCTGTATCAACGGGAGGATGTAATAAAAATCCTCTGTGAAAGTTAATATTTCTAAGTCCATTATTCCTATCAACAAGAAACTCATCGTCTGAAGTTGTTTCTAAGAAATCTAAAGTGTCGTCACTAGATGAAAACAATCTAAACCTTTCAACACCATTTATTCTTACACCATTTATTTCATGTCCATCAAACTTTAGGATATTATTAGCAGGGGTTGCAGGGAATAAATTACCATAATTATCTAATAAAGTACTATTGTAGGATAAGGTATTATTGGAAAACGCTAAAGCAAGCCCATCTGTCTCGTTAACTACTCTTAGAGTAGGACTGTTTTCACTAGGGTTAGTTCCAATTTCATCTATTTTATGAACTACATCTCCGACTGTTAGTGTATTATTTTGGGTAAGTGTACCGCTTAGATTTCCATCAATAATAATAGCAGTAAGACCACTTAAGATACTAGGAGGCGATACCATAACATAATCAAAATAAGTTAAACTAGGTATTTCAGAAGGTGATTTTAGAGATTCAAAATCTAACGGATTAAAGTGCCAATCAAAGGTAGCCTCGACTAAACGTATTATTCCCCATCTTCTCATTTCAGCAGTATTCTTACCACTTCCTTTGATAACTGCTGTTTCAAAATTAATATCTCGTTTTAGAGTTTGAGATGTTAAGCCATCATATAATTCATGTTGTGTCTTATTTTTTGTTTTGCTAGAAGAATCTTCTAGTATAATACCAAATGATTCAAATGGTTTTGAGTGTTTGAATAAACTATTATGTCTAATTTTGGAAGAAGGGTATATATCTCCTGTAACTAATATTTCATATGGTAATGTTCTAGGGTCTATTTGTTCAAAATTAGAATACATTATATCAGATTGATGACTAGTATTATTAGTATGAGATGCATATGAAGTTATCAAAGGAGCAGTAGCATGATAAAAGGTAGTTAAGTAAGTCCAATCTTTTAACGTATTACTACCTGCAAGTGGTTTATTATTTCTTGTTGCAGTTACACTTTGAGTAGTGCCGTCTGCTTTAACACCATAACCAACAGCATATCCTTGTATCTTTTGTTTTCTAATACCGTCTCTGTATATTGAATCAGTTGTTCTGATTAATCCACCTTCTTTTGTTTCTTGTAAATCCCAATATCTAATTGTTTCAGATGGAACAACATGTCCACCAACTTCAAAACTATCCTTTAATCTATGAATAAACCCACCTGTTTCTATGTTATTATTAACTAGGTATAGTTTAGCATTGCCTCTTGAATCACTACTATTACTATCAACTCTACCTAAAACTGCGGGGAATGTTGGTGCTATTTCTATTATAGTTGAAGCAGAATGTTGTTCAGTCACTTCAACTATATCGAACATTTCAGAGTTCAATGACATAATATCGCTCTTAGTAACATCAACACCATTTTCATCTCCTATTGTAAATGCAAAAATAGAGTCATCCAATGATACCGATTTAGGAGAAGATATATCATATCCTAATGTTTGTCCTGATTTAGTAGAACTATCATTAGAAGATAACTGTAATGTAGTATAATCAAACTCAGAGGTATAACCAATATCTAATCCTGATTTGAAAGACATTCCCTTTTCACTAATAGAAGTAAAATCACCAAAACCAGTACTATCAGCAGGATTACTTTGTAGTGCTTTTGTTCCTGTTATTAGATTAATTTGGTTTGAACCATATGGATTATATGTTTTGATAGTGTTATTTTCTGTTGTTGTTAGGGCTTGGTCTGCCAATACTATTGTCCAAGTATTACCTCCACCACTACCATCATATGTAGCACTAACAACTTCCCCTATCAAATCACCAGTATTATTGGATAATAATGAATACTTTGAAAATGAATCAGACGGAGAAGGGTATTGCGAACTCAATTCTACTGTTACTGTTTTACCACTAATAGTAACATCAGTAGCATTAGTAACTGAAGATAGTGTAAGTAACGGAGGTAAAGATGTTTTAATTACATCACTAAACTGTGTTAATGTTTTACTTATTGTATCTCCTAATAACTTAGAACTATCATCTCTACCTGATATCTTAAAACTTGTAAATCCACTTTCTGTTTTAATATCAATATCTTCTACTTCACCACTAAAAACTTCATCTGTAATAGAATAAGAACCGTTGTAGTAGTATGGGATATCAGCAGAAACCGTTGATTTTTGATATAGTGTTTTACTAGGGTTCTTTAATTTAGCATATTTATTATTCTTATCAGCATAATCTATTTCTAATGCGTGACTATTATACTTCAATGGTGTCATAGTAGAAAGGTGCATTCTACTATCGGATTTATCCACTGCTACATTATTCATAGTTAGTGTTTGAAACACTCCTGCTGTTGTTATTTTTGCAACTGCATCTGATTCAAACTCAAAATTAAGAACTCCTGAGTATGGCATTACATACAAAGGCTGACCTATTACTTCTATTGCCGGAGTATCACCAATAGCATTTAGATTAGAACGACCCGACCAATTATTAGCAGTTTTTAATTTAGAATCTTTAATTGTAAAAGATTGCTGTGTATCAGCAGATTTATTGATTACTGCATTAACAACATAATGATAATCACCTACCTCAACAATATCATCTGCTGATAGTATATGGTGTAAATCTATATCTGTTGTAATATCATAAAGAGTCAAAGTACTGGCAGCAGTTTTATTTACATACCCTTCTATTTTCTTTTTAGTAAACTTGCCATTGAATAAGTTATTTCTTAGTTTTAGAATGTCTCCTTCTCTAACCTTTAGATGTTGAACACCACTATTATCCATAGTAGTTATATGAGCCATTTTAGTTAGTTTATTTTTAGGACTATTAAGAGAACTATCTCTAACAGGTTCTATTTTAT